GCGCTGTAACAACAATCTGACAGGTGCTCAGAATGCCAATGCAAATCGAACGCGAAGGAAAGACGATCACGGTATACACTCAAGATGAGCTGAATGCCGAGGTTAAAGGGCTTCAGGTGACCAACGAGAACCTGAAAGCCGAGAAGAAAGAGCTGGCCGACAAGGTTCGACACGCCAAAGAACAGGTCCGAGAACTGGAGGAGGCAAAGGCCAAGGCGGAGGGCGATAACGAGACGTTGCGCCGGATTGCCGAAGAGCGGGAAGCCGAGAAGCGCCAAGCGGTAGAGGACGAGCGTAAGAAATTTTCGGACCTGCTGAATATGACCAAGAAGGAAAAGGTGGAAAACTTCATCACCAGCCTTCTCGAGGAGGTCAAGCCAGCTGACGCAACCCGCGCCAAGCATCTGCGCAAGTTGCTGAAGGCGGATTTTGAGTTTGATGTTGATCTCGAAAAGAATGAGTTTACAGTTCGCGGCGAGAACGTAACCAGCGCCGAAGAGCTGAAGCGGTTGATCATGGAAGGCGAGGAATATGAATACTACCTCGCAGATTCCGGCGCTACTGGTGGAGGCGCTACCGGTGGCAAACCCTCGGGTGCAGGGAAAAAATGGTCTGAAATGAGCGAGAAAGAGCGATTGCAGCTCAAGCAGGACAACCCTGCGGAATTTTACCGAAACCTGAAAGGAGCCTAAACCATGGCCACCACACAACTCTCTGATATTCAATTTGATCCGGATGTGTACCTGTCGTATGTGCAGGAAAATCGCCCGGACCGCAACGCCTACATTCAATCCGGTGTAGCCGTCACTAACGCAGACCTCGCCGCCCGCGCTTCTGGCTCTGGCGACATTACCTCTGTGCCGTACTGGAAGGATCTGGACGCCTCTGGCGAGAATATCTCCAGCGACGACCCGACTGAAAACGCCACTCCTGACAAGATCGACACTGGCCGCATGGTTGCCCGTCGCGTTCACCTGAACAACGGCTGGCAGACTGCTAACCTGGTGTCCTCTGTGATGGGCTCCGAAAACCCGATGCAGCAGATTGCGTCACGCACTGCGGCCTACTGGGATCAGCGCTTTGCCGCTCGGATTCAGGCAGCAACGCTTGGCATCTTCAACGAAAACGCCGCCGGCACTGGCGATATGATCTTCGACGTGTCCACCGAGGACGGCGATAACGCAACCGCCGCCAACAAGTGGAGCTTTGAGGGATTCGTTGACGCCGTCGCTACCATGGGCGAGTCCGACGACAACATCACCCTGCTGGCTGTGCATCCCGACACCATGGCGCAGATGCGCAAGCAGAATCAGATCGAGTTCATTCAGGACAGCGAGACCGGCCTGATGATCCCGTTCTACAACGGCAAGCGACTCGTTCAGGACAAGAAGATGCCGGTTATTGCTGGCGGCACTTCTGGCTTCAAGTACGTGTCTGTACTGTACACTGGCGGCGTCTTCGGCTACGCAGAAGGCACCCCGGAGCGTCCTGTTGCTGTCGAGTACGACGAGTCCGCTGGTAACGGTGCGGGCATTGAGACCCTGTGGGAGCGCAAGCAGTGGCTGATCCACCCGATGGGCTACCGCTGGAACGAGGCCTCTGTTGCAGCTGCCGCTGGCCCGACAGTGGCTGAGGTTGAGGCGGCTGCCAACTGGACCCGGACATACCAGCGTGAAAACGTTGGCATGGCCTTCTACGTTCACAACTGAGGAAACTGACCATGGCCGAAGAAGCAAAAGCGCAACAGGAAAAGCGAAACAAGGACGGCCTGATTCCGGGCCAGCGCGTTAGCCCGGAAAAGCTGGCTGAAATTAAGCGGGAAAAGCGCAAGAAGTAAGCCGAAAGGCTGCAAAGGAGCCCTGCTATATGCGGGGCTTTTTTGTGCTAGAATGAGTGAAAATTAAACGGAGCCTCAATAATGAGCTACGCAACCGCTACAGAACTGCAAGGCTACGCCAGCGCCCGAGGAATAACGCTGGTTGGCGACCCTGACGTTTTGCTGATCAAAGCCATGGACTACCTGGACACGCAAAACCTAACTGTCCCTGACCCTGTGCCTGACCAGATCAAAACCGCCCAAATGGTTGCCGCCCTGCTGATCGACTCAGGCGAAGACCTGCTAGCCCCGCAGGGCCAGCGCGTGTTGTCCGAGAGCGTAGCAGGGGCTGTGTCTGTGAGCTACAGCGACACCGGGAGGCAGTCAACCTACTACCCGCAGTTGGCGGCGCTGTTGCGGCCTTATTTGGGTAGTGCTGGTGGGAATACGTTTGAGGTGCGCCGTGGCTGAAGTTGTCGATATAAACAGCTTTAAGCCACACCTTTCTGGCCCTGCTATCTGCACCGAGTGCGGCCATGAATGGCAGGCGGTGATGGTCAAAGAGAAAGATGCCGAATTAATGGAGTGCCCGAGCTGCCGCAAGTTTTTTGGTGTCATGCGCGGCCCGCAAGTTCCAGACACAATGTGGCGCTGTAATTGCGGGAGTAATCTGTTTTACTTGACCCCAAGTGGCCATCAGTGCAGACGTTGCGGCGTTTTAAACTTTGAGTGGATGGAGGCGATTCAATGAGCTTCTACACCCGAATGCAAGCCACAGCCAGCCGCTTGATTGGCAAATACCAGCAAGGCGCCGTCACTTACGTAGCGCCCACGAGCGAGCCAGACCCGTTTAACCCGGAGCCTCTGGCAAACCTGAAGGTTAAGCTGAAAGCCACCGTGAGGGGCGTCTCAGCACAGTACGTGCAGCCGGGCTACATCGAGGCCACAGACCTGCAAGTGACCGTCCCCGGCGATGCCCTGCGCAATGTGACCGTGGTCTACCAGGACGGGACGGAGATGGACTTTACCGGCTTGGCTGATGGTGTCACCAACTGGTACGAGTGGTATTTTCTGCCCTATAACCTCGCCAATCAGGTGCAGCCCGGCTTCGATCTGGCAGGAACCGTGGATATTGACGGCAAAGGCTGTCAGATCATCCGCGTGGATCGCGTGCCCGCTGCCGGGACGCCGGTGGTGTTTCGGTTGTTTGTGAGGGCGTGAGGCGGTAGTATTAATTTGCGGCTAGGCTAGCTACCGAACGCACGTACACCCGGACGTGTTGCCGCTTTCCTTAATCCGGGCACAATGCAAGGGTGGTTGTTTATGAAAAACCAGTTTGAATGTGAGCCTAAGTTCTTTTCTGTTTGCGAGAAATTTTACAAACTTGCTACATCTCGCGATATTGATTTAATGGAAGTTCCGACCGAAATCGGGGGCGAGTGGGACGCGCTAAATCTAACTGATGCTGAAGCGATGGCCGCCATATACCCAGTGTTGGAGGGTTCTAGCGAGTCCCCGTGCGCCCAAGGGTCTGCATTCACCGAGTATTTCTCAGGCATGACGTTCATGGCGGCACTGGAGATGCAAAAGGCAGCTTTGAACTGGGCCAGAGAAAACTTAACAGACGAACAGGTGAGTTCGTTAGAAGATTATTTGGACAATGAAATGGGCTAGACCAGCCGTTTTGCCGAATTAGCCCTCACCCGAGGGCTTTTTGCTATACTGACCAAAACCAAACCAGAGCCGCGCCATGGCACAGCCTAACCTCTCCCAGATAGCACGAGACAACGAACGCGCCGTTCTAGCCGCCTTCAACGCTGCCGTCCAATCCGTCAAGGATCAGGCGGTCATTGCCGAGATTGCCGCGCTTATCAACCGCGGCGACATCGAAGGCGTCGTCAATCTGCTGCAACTTGACCCAACCACCTTTAGGCCGCTTGAAAACGCCGTGATTGCCGCCTACGAAGAAGGCGGGGCAACGGGCGCGGCTCAGATCGGGCGTATTCCTGCCGAGGCTGGCACGCTTGTAGCGAGGTTTAACGTGCGCTCGCCGAGGGCTGAGGAGTGGCTGCGCAACTGGTCGTCAACCCGCATTGTCGAGATTGCCGACGAGACTCGGGAGGTTGTGCGGTCTGTGCTGACGGCGAACCTGGCGGAAGGCGTCGGACCGCGTACAGCCGCGCTCGATCTGGTGGGCCGGATTGACCCTGTGACGCGTAAAAGGACGGGCGGGTTTATTGGGTTGACATCGAATCAGGCGGAGTGGGTGCGCAATGCCAGGCGCGAGCTTGAGACGCTGGACCCCAACTACCTGACGCGTGCGCTGAGGGATAAGCGACTGGACGGCGCATTTGCCAAGGCGGTAGAGACAGGCAAGCCGTTGCGGGCGGCACAGATAGACGCGGCGGTGAGTCGGTATCAGGCAAAGGCGCTACGCTACCGGGCCGAAACCATCGCCCGCACTGAGAGCATTAACGCCTTGAGAGCTGGGCAAGACGAGGCGATACGGCAGGCGGTCGAAACCGGAGAGCTTGAACGGGAGTTTGCCACCAAGGTCTGGGACGCAAGTGGCGACGCGCGAACGCGACCAACGCACGCGGCCGCCGACGGGCAGGAGATGCCGATTGACCAGCCTTTCACGGTTGGCGGCTATCAGCTTATGCGGCCAGGGGATAGCAGCCTGGGCGCCCCGGCGGGCGAAACGATACAATGCCGTTGCGTAGTACGCTACAAGATGAACTTTGCGGGGCAGGCGGCA